CATCGTGGTAGCAATATTGTGAGAAGTTTTGTTTTATTGCAGGCTGCAAATATCTCGGCACATAAAGAAAGATATGATGAGTTTTCGATTGTAACGAACACCTATTTTGCTACTTACGATAGTGGGGAATGGGAGTACGAGATTTATGAACAGACATCTTCAACAAACACCGACCCTGCATTGGCTACTTCTAAAATAGAAACCGGGATAATGAGATTGAACGATGCGACCTCTTTTGCCTATACGAAATATCAAACAAACAATACATTTATAGTACGATGATGGATAACATAATTATATTAAACTTTGCAGAGGCAAAGCAGCCAGAGTATAGAGAAAAGAAAGGTCAAGGGTATATTGAGTTCGGAGAAAGAAACGACTATCCTAACTATCTTTTGTCTTTATACAACAAAAGTGCAAAGCATAACGCAATCGTTCGTGGTAAGGTAAACTACATTACTGGAAACGGATGGGCAACAAAAGAGCAGGATGCAGCCGCTGAGTTGTTTATCAACAAGCCTAATGAGTACGAGAATTTAACCGATTTAACCCGTAAGGTATCGATTGATATTGAGGTTTTCGGTGGTGCTTATTTAGAGGTTATCTGGTCGCAGATTGGTGGAAAGATTGCAAGTTTGTGTCATATCGACTATACAAAGTTAAGGTCAAATAAAGACAATACTCAGTATTGGTACAAGAGTAATTGGGAAGATAGAAAAGAGCAGGTCGAAGTTATCCCTGCTTACAATACTTCAAATAAGGTCGGTAAGCAAATTTTGTATATCAAGGAATACAGACCCGGGTTAGATACTTACGCTCTGCCTTCTTATATGGGTGCTTTGAATTACATTGAGAGTGATGTCGAGGTGTCAAGACACGTCTTAGGAAATGCACAAACAGGCTTTAGTGCTTCTAAGTTAATCACCCTACCGAATGGCGAGCCCTCTCCTGATGAGAAACGAAATATCGAGAGAAGGTTTACCGATAGATTTTCTGGCTCTGATGGGAAGAAGTTTATCCTTTCTTTTGTTAGCGATATTGCTAAAAAACCTGCCGTTGAAGATTTAGGTGCATCTGATTTGACTAAAGAAGATTTTAATCAGGTCGATAAGATGATACAACAGAATATCTTTGCAGGTCATCAAATCACAACCCCTTCTTTGTTTGGTGTATTGGTAGAGGGTTCTTTGGGTACTCGTTCGGAAATTCGTGATGGATACGAAGTATTTAAGAATACATACGTTAACGATAAGCAACAATTTTTAGAGAGTATCTTTAACAAGTTGGCTAAGATTAACGGAGTTTCAACTGAACTTTATATCAAACCTGTTGAGCCGATTAGCTTTGAATTTAGCGAGGCGATTATTGCTGCCAATGCTCCTAAGGAGTGGATATTAGAAAAGATTGGTATCGACCCAAATCAATATCAGAATGTCGCTACTCCAGAGCCTACTCAGGCGATGGTTAACGAGCATCTGAAGGGAATGAAAGGTCGGGAATGGCAGAACTTCCAAAGGATTATCAGGGAGTTTAACAAAGGTAAGATAACAAGGCAGCAAGCGGTTTCAATGTTAAAGCAGGGTTATGGCTTGGATGATGATGCGGTAAACACTTGGTTGGGGGATGATACTTACGAGGAAAGGTTTGATGATATTGATAGTACAATCAATTTATTTTCTCAATTTGGGGAAAATGTAGATAGCTACAAGGTAGTGGCTCGTAAGAAGATGTTTACAGGCGATTTAGAGGCGCAAGAATTGGCTTTTAGGGATGAGGTGATAGATGATACCACCGACAAGAAAATCCTCGATACAATCGCCAAAAACAAGCGTATTCCACCTGAGGATATTGCCAAGGCCTTAGAGATTGAAAAGGAAGAGGTATTGGATAGGATTAGCAAGTTAGTTGCTTTGGATATTTTGGATTACGACCCTGATACAAAAATCAGCAAGCTAAAAAAACCCTTGAAAGAGATTATCGATGAGCCGGTAAAGACAACCTTTCTGGTAAGATATGAATATTCTTGGGATTACCTAAGGACAAGTCCTAAAGATAGGAATATAAAAACTTCAAGACCCTTTTGCCAAAAGCTAATGGGATTAGAAAGGGTTTATACAAGGGGCGAGATTGAGCAAATATCCGCACGCTTAGGGTATGATGTATTCGCTCGTGCAGGTGGATGGTGGACAATACCTGATACAAACATTCACTCCCCTAAATGTCGGCACACTTGGAACGCAGTAGTAGTTATTAAAAAATAAAAGATGAGCAGAAATATATTATTCATTTCGGTAGATACGATAAAAGACAGAACGGGCCTGCATTTCAATACTGATGAAAAGTTGGTTAATCCAGAAATTCTAACGGCTCAGGATATGTATATCCTCCCGGCTTTGGGTACGGCTTTATATGAAAGATTGCAAGATGGTATTCAAAATAATAACCTCACACAAACGGAGAGCAATTTATTAGATACTTATATCACTCCGACATTGGTTTATTATGTGATGAGTGAACTTCCTATGGGGTTGAGTTATCAGTTTTACAATAAGGGATTGATAAGAAAATCGGGCGAAGGTCAGGAGAATCCAAGTGCTGCCGAGTTAATCGATGTAGCCGATAGATACAAAGCAAGAGCCGAGTTCTACAAGCAAAGATTGGTTAAGTATTTATTGGATAGAAGTGGCTTTAATACATTCCCTGAATACAACAATCCGGGAAGCACTTACGATACTATTGTTCCAGAAAGACAAGCATACACGACCTCAATTTGGTTAGGGGATGATGACTGTTGCAAGGGTATGACCTTTGAGGAAAAATATCAAGGTAACATAAACCGTTGTTGTGGCGAATAAAACCTACTCACTAAAAAACCAAAAGAAGTTAAAAATCTTCTTACAAAAACAAGAAAATGACACTCAATCAAGTCGTAACGACAGTAACAAATCTTGCGAACGCACACGAACAGATAAAAAGTGTGTACTTCGGAGACCTAAGTGATTACTTGTCGAGAGGTACGGAGAATATCTACCCATCGTTATTCTTTGACTTGACAGGTGGTAACATAGCTGAGAAAAGCACCACTTTAAACTTTTCGTTGTATTTCTTTGACCGAATGCTACCGGAAGATACAAACGAAACCGAGGTACTTAGCGACCAATTAGAAATCTGTCAAGATATTATCGCTCAGTTGAGATATAACAATTTTGAGTTCGATGAGGGGTTGAGTGCTACTCTTTCTTTCTTTACTGAGGACACCCCTGATTTGTTGGCAGGTGTTAGGGCTGATATTACGATTGAATTACCTTATACTGCAAATCGTTGTGTTGTTCCAACAAACTACCAATACCCTGCTTAATTCTATTTAATAAAAAACAATGGCTAACAAGAAAATATCCGAATTACAGAGTAGAACCCCGAGTTTAAGTGATTTATTATTAGTGGGGGACCCTTCTTCGGGTTATTCGTATAAGTGTACAGTTACGGATTTAGCGACTATCATTGAAACAGATATTGCTGATGGCTATGTAACTATTGGTACGACCCAAACAATTAGTGGGGCAAAGACCTTTTCTAATAACTTGACGTTAACGAGCGTATCGAATGCGAACACAGATACGGATAAATTTTTGGTTCTCAATGCTTCTAATATAGTAAACTTTAGAACAGGGGCCGAGGTATTGAGTGATATTGGTGGTCAGGGTGCTTTGACATTAACAACAACAGGAACGAGTGGTGCTGCAACTTTGGTTAGTAATGTTTTGAATATCCCACAATATCAAGGTGTTATTTCACTTGCTTCGATTGGGTCTTCTCCTAATGCAAATGGGGCTACTCTTAGTTCAAATACATTAACTTTACAACCTGCAAGCGGTTCTTTTGGTGGTGTTGTAACAACAGGCTTTCAAGAGTTTGCAGGACAAAAAAGATTTATCGGTAATCCCATTCAATTCGATAAACACTTAGAAGTTAAAAATATAGATAGTTGGGGTGTAAGTTGGGGATATACTTCATTAGCTTCGAAAGATACACCTGTATTTGGATTTTTAAGAGGACATTCATTTGTAGGTACAGTAACTTATTATGCTTGGTTTACTTACGGAAGCACAGGAGAAAGAAACTACACTTTACCAAGTACAGATGGTACGTTAGCTTTAACTTCGGATATTACATCTTCTATCTCCGGCACTACCAACTACATACCTAAGTTTACAGGTTCAAATTCAATAGGAAACTCAGTTATTTATGAGAGTAGCTCTAATATAGGAATTGGTACAACTTCCCCGGGCGCTAAATTAGAAATAGAGGGTAGCGAATATATTAAAACAGGAAACGAGTTAAGATTTTATAGGACTGATAATGCCATTTATACAACTTTATACGATGCTGGTTCTACTGCTGCAAATGGATTTATATTAAACAATACAAACGGAGAGGGTTTTCATTTCAAGAATGGTAGTACAACCATTATGAGAATGAACTCGTCAAATAATGTAGGTATAGGTACGACTTCCCCCAGCGACAAACTACACGTTTATCAAAATGCTGATGATAATGTAGTGGGAAAATTTGAACAAGCATTTTCTTCAAGGGGTGATTTATTACAATTTACAAATGCTCACGGAACTGGATATGTAGGACACGCTGGAGATGCTTCAGGAGATTTTTCAATACTTAATGCAAGCAACACTAATACTTACTTTACTACGAATGGTACCGAGCGAATGAGAATAACAAGTACTGGCAATGTAGGTATAGGTACAACAGCTCCCGAAACATTATTACACATAAATAGCAGTAATGCAGGTGGCGAAGGAGGGTATATTTTTATAGATAACCCAGCAGCATCAACGGCTGGTAATAAAGCAGGAATTAAATTCGGAACGTCATCAGGAGCAAGTTTTTCTACTGTTCCAACCGGAGAAATTACAAACGTAATAGATAATGCTGGAACTGGTGCATCAGCATTGACTTTTGGAACTTTCAATGGTACGGCAAGTGGCGAGCGAATGAGAATAACAAGTGGGGGGTTAGTAGGAATAGGAACTACTACACCAGAAAGTTATTATAGCGGAGCAGATAATTTAGTAGTTGCTCAAGGAAGTGGCGACGGTGGAATAACAATAGCAACTGCAAATAACACAACAGGAGCATTATACTTTGCAGATGGTACAACAGGAACAGAACCTTATAGAGGTGGGATAGCTTATACACATAGCATTGATGTTTTGACATTGGTTTCTGGTGGTGCTGAAAAAGTAAGAATAACAAGTGGGGGAGATGTAGGGATTGGTGTTACCTCGCCAGCAGAAAAATTAACAGTTGCAGGAAATATATTTGCAAATGCTGGTAATGGTGAAGGTTTTAAATTGAATGGGGGTTTATCAATTTATAGATTAGCAGGTGATGATTTAGGTTTTTATACCGCCTCCACCGAGCGAATGAGAATAACAAGCGGGGGCAAT